TTTAATGAACTTTTACTGCGCGAGGTTGAAGAGATCAACGCAAGTGCGAATTTAGATGATTTGGCCCGAGAGCGCGTAATGTTGCGCAAACGAAATTCTCGTCTATGCAAAAAGTATGGACTTTGCACCAAAAGTGAGAGAAAAGCGGCAAAATGTTTGTGAAATAGACTGTGAACTGGTGTTTTTGTGTTGTTTTTGGTTAAAAACCTTGAAATACTAAACTTATGGGAAAGCCAAAACTGACATATGAATTGATTGACACTGCTCAAAGTCTTAAAGCTGATGGACTAAGCAATAAGGACATCTGCCTGGCTTTAGGTATACATGAGAGCACTTTTTACAGGTGGCTACAAAATCCTACAACCAAGCTGCAGCGCGAGTTAAACGAGTCCCTAAAAAAGGCCGAAAGCGAATATAAGCAGACACTACTTAACACAATTAGGCGTGCTGCTCTCAAAAATGAATGCAATTGGACGGCCGCTGCTTGGCTACTTGAACGTAAATACCCTGACGAATTTGGCAAAAGCGAGCGCAAGGCTCAAGAGGCCCACACAGACGCACCTCAGCTTGTACTTGGTGTTAAAGTAGCACGTATTGAAAGCGCAGATGGCGACTGCGGATGCTCAAGTGAGGCTAGTGCGATTTTGGTTACACCTGCAAATAGCACGAGTGCACCTTTAAGAGAGCCCGCAGATGAGTAGCCTTAATGTGTCTGAGAAAATCATCCCAAAATTTTGGGATGTTTTGGGTGATGTGATGGCTCACGGGCATACACATTATTGGCTTTATGGCGGGCGTGGTTCAACGAAATCAAGCTTTATTGCCATTTGTATTGTTTTGCTCATTATTTCAAACCCTGAAGCAAACGCTTGCGTTGTTAGACGTTTTGGCAACACTCTTAGAGACAGCGTTTACCACCAACTTATTTGGGCTGTAAGCGAGCTTGGGCTTAGCGGCTATTTCAGAATCAAAATAAGTCCGTTGGAACTGATATATTTACCAACTGGGCAGCGAATTGTTTTTAGAGGGGCCGACGACCCCGTAAAGCTTAAAGGTGTTAAATTTGCACGTGGATACTGTGCCCTCATTTGGTTTGAAGAATTGGACCAGTTTGCAAATTTGGCAGCTGTAAGTTCTGTCCTTAACAGTCTCAGACGTGGCGGGAACACTTTTTGGGTCTTTTACTCGTACAACCCTCCCAGAAGCTCTTGGGCATGGGTAAACGAGGAGTGCATAAACCGCACACGGCGCTCTGACACACTTGTCAGACATTCTTCATATTTGGATGTGTTTGACACGCACCCCGAATGGATTGGACTGCCTTTCATACAAGAGGCAGAAGAGTTACGTGCGACCAATGAAAAGGCGTGGCGTTGGGAATTTTTGGGTGAGGTTACAGGTGCTGGCGGTAATGTATTTAGCAATATTCGCGATGTGCGCTTAAGCGATGCCGAAATTGCTAAATTTGAACGCCCACGCAATGGCGTTGATTGGGGATGGTGGCCTGACCCTTGGGTTTTCTTGCGAGCTGCCTATGAGCCAGGTGCGCGCAAGCTCTACATTTACAAAGAGCGAATTGAACGGCGCCGCACGCCAGCTGAAACTGGACAAATTATTGTTGATGAGCTCACATATGCTGATGGTATAAGCGAAGATGCATATTTTCATGATCAACTTATTTGGTGTGATGATACACCTGACGGCAAAGTTCAAATGGCAACCTATAGACGCGATTTTTCACTACGTGCCCACCCTGCGCGCAAAAGCAATATGCGGCAACTATCTTATGAGTGGCTAGCAGGCTTGCGCGAAATATGCATTGATGCTGGGCGCTGCCCTGAAGCTTTTAAAGAGTTCACGCTTAAAGAGTATGCGCGCGACCGCGAAGGGCGCTGGCTTAATGAAATACCTGACGGCAATGATCATACAATTGACGCGCTTAGATATGCCATGATGGATGACATTTTAAGAGGTTAAATGCGATTTTGGGCCCGTTTGAGGGCCCATTTTTAGGTTTTCGAGCCAGATGGTTTGGTTGGGGGCGGTGGGGGGTTTCTGGTGGCTTGGCGGCTAGCTGCGCCCCCTCAGGCAAGCTCACGTCGCCAAGGCGCGGCGCGGGCGGACGCGGAAATGCGAAGCATTGAAGCCGCCCGCACCGTGACTTGGTGTGTGAGCGTGTGTGCTGGTTGATGCGCACCGCACACGTGGGTTGCTGGACATATGGGTTGACTGCGGGCGCAACGTTTGCGTGTGCTGGTTGAGGCGCACCGCGCGCGAGCTTTTAGTGTGCTTGGCAGTGTGCGGCGGGCGCATGATTGCATCCGCAGGGTGAGCGCGAGTGGGTGTGGGTTCCAAGGGTGAGCGCGAGGGGGTGTGGGTTCCAAGGGTGAGCGCGAGTGGGTGTGGGTGCGCGAGTGACACCTTCGACATTCTTATGTTTGCAAGTGACACATTCGGCAACTTTTGAAATGCACAAACGATACTGGCGCACCTTGGAAGTGAAGCGAGTGACACATTCAACACAATTTATATTTACGCGCGCGTGCGTGTGTGCGGCAGCCTTGGGGTGCGTGGGGCCTTCGAGATTTTATATAAGTGACGCGCGGGGACAATTTGTGCACTGGATTTTAGATTGGAGGGCTATATGTTAGGCACAGACCTTATATGCGTGGAGGTACCCGCGCACATTAAAGACTACTTGAGGCAAGCGGGATTTGATGTGGTTGACAGCATGCAGGGACACATTAGGGAGTGGGAAAGCTGGCTTAGGGCTGACACGCAATTTCACAATTACCACGACGTTGACAGCTACAAGCGCGTGTACAAAGTGCACAGGCGTACAATTATGCCAGCGATGCACGTGTGTAACGAATGGGCAGGGCTGCTATTAAATGAACGCTGTGCGTTTGTAAGCGAGTCAGCAGCCGCCAATGCGTGGCTGAGTGGCACCTTCGCCAACACATCATTTTTTGCCAACGCACAGGAAACGATTTGCAACGCCTTTGGCCTTGGCACAGCTGCATTTGCTTTATGGATTGACGTTGGGCGCGAGCTTGTAAAGATTAGGCACTATGACGCAAGGTGCATAATCCCACTTACATGGGATATTGACGGGGTAAGCGAGTGCGCATTTTACTCGAAGACCTTCTGGCGCGGGCGCGCACAAGATTTGCTTGAAGTACACCACATGGCAAGTGATGGCACCTACAGCATTACAACTGCCGTATTCGACCACACAGGAGGCGCACCTGTGCACGAAACTCACGTGTGCGTGGGTATCCCATATGCCACCTTCGCCATTGTAAGGCCTGCCATACCGAACACTCGCGAGCCAATGAGTGGGTATGGCCAGAGCATATTTGCAGACAGCATCGACCTGCTGCAAGCTGTGGATTTGGCCTTTGACGCAATATGCAATGAGCTTGACCTCTCAAAGATGCGCATATTTTTAAGCGACATTATGTTTGACCAAGACGCCCAAACAGGCACAAGCATCCCATTCGGCAAAAGCGACTGCACCATTTTTCGCAAACTTATGAGCACGCAAGACACAGTTGAACAATTTGCCCCACCACTGCGCATCAAAGAGCAGGTATACGCGCTCAGATGCGCTATGCAGCTTTTAGGCAACGCTTGTGGCTTTGGCATGGAATATTTCAACTTGGACAACGACACATACCTAAAGACCGCAACCGAGGTAACAAGCGATAATGCTACACTTTTCAGAAATGCCCACAAACATCAAAACTTGCTCGCTCCAGCACTTCAAACAATCGCCCTTGCATTCATGAGCGCAAGCGCTCGCTTTGACACATCACTTGAGGTACCGCACACAATAGAGGTGCGCTGGCCCGACAACGTGATTGAGGACACAAGCCGAGAGCGCGCTCGGGACTTAGCCGAGGTTAATCTCACAATGACACCGGCGGAATACCGCGAGCGCTGGTACAACGAAGACAGCGCCACGGCCGAGGCCCGCGCATCCAAGCTAACAGGCACCACTCACGGCATAGACTACGCGCGCGGCACCTCACCTATGTAACGGCTAGCTCCCAAGCCTCCCGCACCCACCCAACCTTGAGCGAGCGACCTTAAGCCGCACACCGTTGCACACCGCAAGCGCCCGCACGTAGCGCGCGTACCAAATAACCTTTACAGGTGGCTGGTGCATGGCTGGTGGGCTGGTTTTTGGCGGACGCGGAAATGCGAAGCATTGGAGCCGCCAAAAGACAGACCGCCAGACATGTGCCAGCCACGAGCGTGTGGGGATGACTGATTTGGCTGGGTTTTGGCGGACGCGGAAATGCGAAGCATTGGAGCCGCCAAAAGACAGACAAAGCAGGCAGACCCACACGCGATGCGCTTGGCGGCCGGCGTGCGCGCGCGGAGTGCGGGCGCTTGCGAGTGTGCGAGGGTGCGCTTAAGGAGCGATGCGAGGGGTTGGGTGGGTGCGGGAGGCTTGGGAGG